AACGAGGTTAAAAACTGCTGCTCTAAGGTGTGTCCTTTGTACCCTTATCGACCTTACCAGATTTCTAAAAACCCCCGTGGTTAAGGTTTTTTGCTCGTAGAATCCACGAACTCAGATTAGTTGAACAATTATTCCAATGGGATACTAAACCGCTTAGAATTTAATTTTAGGTACTCTGAGCTATCTTGAGTAAGATTACTTATATGCCTTTATTTGTGCAAAAATTTGTAATATATTTTTTGCTGAAAGGAAATGATTATGGCTTATTTAATAGATGACTTAACTGGAAATAGAAAAAATATTGATGGTTGTTGGTGGATTACACGCCCGTTAAAAGGCCCCTTTTGGTCCAAAGTTAAAGATGCTTGGCGAGTATTGGTGGGCAAGTGTGATGCTATAAAATTTTATAAACAGTAGAAATACTTATATATCTCTATTTTATATGAAAAATTATAATATATATCTCGCTGACTACACATCCCACGCCACCCCTCCTTTTCTTCGGGACGGGCTACCTACACCCCACAGGGGGTGCACAGCCGCTGGACTTGGCTAATTCCTTCTATGTCGGCGGATAGGCCTTATGTGCCGACAATACGTTACAATTGAATACATACGCAGAAGATAGAGTATCACCCCTGTATTTGATTTTATGCTTGACATTGTAACCGCTTTATGGTATAATGCCGGTATGAACGATAGAGAACTACAAGCAATTGACAGGTTTGCAAAAATGCCTTTGTCCCGACTAAGATATTATCAACGGTTGAACGAAATACAGACACAGCTTGCTTATCGTCTTAAAAGGACAGCGGCCTTGGAGCGGCTACAAAAGATGTCAACGATTTTAGCTGCTGCGGTGGATAAAAAATAAAAAAAGACTTGACATTGACTTCTAAATATGTTATACTTTGTATAGTTAAAATAAAGGGGCTTATGATGAAAATAAGGCATGTTCGCAGGTTAAAGGGTTACGGTTGTTGGATTGGCCGAAAGTACGGAGATAAGGGCTGGGGATACAGATATTTCTGTATATGTGGTTACTTGTTTGTGTTAGTTTATTGAAGCTTGTTGTAAGGTTCTGAAAATGAATGATACACAGACAATATGTTTGTTGATGTTGATAATGGCAGTTAGCGGCGTTGTCGCTGTAATGTTAGGAGATTGACTATGAAAGAGATTCTTGGAGATAGAGCTATTTGGGAGCTACGGAATATGAAGAAGGCCTTAGAAACATTTTCTATTCTCAATACTCCTGAAGAAGACGAGAGATTAGAAGCTGTTAAGGCTATGCTGAGAAAATAAACCTTGTTAGGAGATTGACTATGTTAGACTTAAAGAACACTGTGAAAATAGAGATTGACTGGCGAAGTGAGAAGTCTATCGAATTAGCAGAAAAGGCAAAGCTTGACCTTGAAAATGAATTGACGGTATCGGCGTTAGTTTATGCAAAAGAGAAATAAAACTTGTTAGGGGATTGACTATGTATGAGTTACTTGTAGTAGCAGACGACGGACGTGTAGTTCTAAGACAAGAATATGCAACGTGGTCGGCGGCAGCTTCAGACGCTTGGTACTATGAAATGAAGGAAGGTTATACAGATATAACTATAACGCGTCGTTAAACCTTTCACCCTTGCCCCGTTTGTGTGTGGACGGGGTTCGGGTAAGTGGTTTATTGATAAGGAGATAAAATGAAGTATCTAATTACAAAACTAATCGGTAGCGAATGGTATGAGATTTTGATATTGACGATGTTTGCTTATTTGGCTCTTTGTTAGTGAAGGACAAAAAGAATTAAAACAAGTGTTTGAAACAGGTGTTTAACTATGGATAATGGCTTTGCTTTTATTATTAGTGCTTTGATAACAATAAGTGTTTTATGGTGTACTTATTGTTTGATAAGTTTATTGTAGTCGCAGTTAAGGGAGTTTTAAAGCTAAGATAGAGTACGCTCCAGACGGGCAACATTATCAAACGATTAAGACCGCTAAAACGGCGATAAAGTTATGGGACTTCTTTTGTTTTAGTCTTGATATAAGACAACAAATAAACTGTAATCCTTCGGCAAAGTTTCGGCTTGTTAGTGAGAATAACAACATTATTGGCTATTTACCACGATAACGAATACTTAAAGATTAAGGGGAATTACGATGTACCAAACAATTACAAAATCTGACTTTAGGGACGCATTTGTTGCAATGGACAGACAAAATCAATTTAGTTATGACGGATTAGGTGTACTCTATGACTTTTTGGAAGACAATGAATACGGGGAATTAGACGTTATTGGCTTATGCTGTGATTTTACAGAATATAACTCTTTGAGAAGCTTTCAACAAGATTATGGCGATGAATATAAGAACATGGGTGATATTAGAGATATGACTGTTGTCTTGGATATACCAGATGGCGGTTTTATTATAGAAGTATTTTGAGAAAAGACTTGACATTGGTTTGTATTTATGGTATAATGTTGAACAGTGAAGACGTAAGCAAAGGTAAGTTAAGGGGATTGAAAATGTGGTTATGTTTGAGTTGTGGAATAACAATGACTGATGATGAGGCTGATAATCAAATGGCCGAATATGGCACAGCCGCCCCTTGTTGTTGTGGTGGTGCAATGGTTGAGATGTGTCAAGAGGCCACAGATGAGGACGAAATAGACTACTTTTAAGGGGATTAAAATGGCACGTAGTGTTGAAACTGTCGGAGACAATGTAACTTACTTTGACTGCTCTGCTTTTGATGAGTGGAGCTTTGAAGATTTGGTAATAAACTTGCAAGATGGGATTAAAGCTCGGTTTTCAAGTATGGTAAAAGTGAATAAGTGGACAGAGTATCCTTATCGGGAAAACTATATCATACTTGAAAATGATTTTGTTTGTGTGAGTATATCGCAGTATTGCGATTGCGGTGCTGTAAGTGTGTACGTCAATCCAGACTGTGAGATACCGGAATTGGCCGAGTATTGGATTGATAAGACTTATTACTCGGCGATACGGGGTATTGTAAAGCGATTTACTACTGTGATAAACCGAATTGGAACATTCTCAAATGGTGAAAGTGTCTATGAAAAAGCAATTGACTAAGGGGATTGACTATGAGTGATTACATTATTGTTACAGACTATGAAAAGGTATCATCAGACAGTTTCTACCTAACTGATGAGTGGTTAAGTCATAGTAGCTGCTGTGATATGACACCACAACAGATAAGATGTATAGCTGAAGCTGGGGAATTGTTTGAAGCCTTTATTGTGTCTGCTTTCGCTTACTGCACATACCAACAAATGGACTCACAAATGGTGTATATTGACGCGGATAATAATGTAATTGTGCATTGTGAGTCTGAAATTATTGGAAACAGGCACGAAAGTTGTGAAAAATACGAGATGTAAGGGGGTTAACTATGTTAGACCAGTACGGAGATAAAGTCCCTGATGACTTAGTGAGCTTGTCTTGCGGGCCGGATGGATTTGATGTCGATGAGTTAGAGATAATTGATAAAGCTCGCTGGTATGAAGTAACCCACGCTTGGGGAGTTGATTTGGCAGTGTCTTTTATAGAAGTAGAGGGTTTAATTGATGAGCCTCTTGGGGACACACCCATTGATGTTCAGTATATAGACCGAATATTACACCGTTACAATGATGAGGACGGGTTTTATCACGCATAAAAAAGGTAAAAGTTTAAGGGGATAATGATGGTAATGAAAAAAGATTTAACTGATGTCGGGGATAAGGACTATGAAAGCCGCAAGGATGAGTTTATATTTTGCCCCCGCTGTGGTGGGGAAACCAGCGGCACACGTGGAGATTACTGGAGTCTGCCTGATGAGTATGTTTTCAAGTGTGGGTGTGGCTGTGCTGACTTAGCTCTTGTAAGGCGTAAAGTTGAGCTGCAAGTGATAAAACAATAAAGGGACAAAAATGTGTCAATACATTACAGAAAAAGAACGTGTAACTAAAATTCATTGGTACTTAACGGGGAGATATAACCTTTTACCAGCCCCACAAGAGCCTTACTTTAGTGAAGAGCCTTGTTCTTGCTGTGGTTCTGATTTAGCGGGGAAAAGATATGTTTTTACGGGTACAGCGGGCAAAGAACATACCGCTGAGAAAGTAGTTGACAGTTGTTGTGCTGATTGTTTTCACCACTTGTTTTGTTAAGGGAATTGGTTATGGAGTTTTGGGAATTATTTTTATTTGCTTGTTTTGGCTATGGGTTTGGCCTTTTCGTGGGTTATCTTATTTGGGGGTGATTATGGATTGTCAAGATACTCTTATCTGTCTGCACTGTGGCTGGGAAGGTGCAGCAGATGAAGAAAAGAATCCAATATGTGCTTATGGGGTTTGTCCTGAATGCGGGCACACAAACTTAAGGTGGAAAGATTACTATGAGAAAATCAAAAACAAGTCTGATAAATAAGTCTGCGGTGAAAAAATATATCCTGAACAAGCTCGCAGAAGATAGGCCACATTTGGGTTTTACAAGGGTATCAGAGTCGGCGTTGCTATTGTTAGAGGCGAAGTTGCAGGATATGTTAGACCGGGCGGTGCATACTCACAGCAGTAGCGGACAAACGTTTCGAGATTTAGTTTAAGTTTAGGAGACTATAATGGATACTGTGTTATTGCAGATACTACTTGGAACTATTTTTGGTATAATGTTTTGGATGTTATTTTTTTCTTGACTTTCAGCTTATGAAAAAGCAATGGAAAGCGAAAACCAGCTCTGTATAGACTGCGAAATAGAGTGTTTGAAAATTGAGGAAGTGTCTTGATTAAGGGGATTGACTATGAAAACAATAAGGCCAAAATCGGATGTAACTTGTCGAAAAATGAACTGTATTGAGCGAGAAAATCAAGGTAAGATAAAACTGTCTTGTAAAAATTGTAATTCGCGAAAGATATGTTTAATGGCAAATTAAAGGGGTTAGCTATGAGTAAAAAAGACTTACCTTTAGTTGATGTTATTGCAAGTGGTTATGAGTGGACGTGTCCTGAGTGCGATAAATTAAATAAAGAAATAGAGTATCGGGGGGCTTATACTTGTCAAAATTGTGGACGAGAGGTTGAAGCAGACTCCCCAGAACACGCCTATTACTAATAGGGGCTTGAGGGGATTAGCTATGAAAAAACTTGAAAGACTTAGAAAAGAGGCCTTAGAATCTTGTAAATTTAGAGGGCATAAAATGAGGCCTTTTGCCCGAACATCCCGACATTGGTGGCATTCTGAGTGCCATATTTGTGGTAAGCATGTTTTGGTTAAAGATAGCCCCACACCTAACGGTATTGAGATTAGTGGTGAAGCTGTTGCTTTGAGTTGTAAAAATTAAGGAGATTAGCTATGTTTTATAGGGTAAGTGTAAAAGAAGTGCATAATCAGTATGTTTGGGTTGAGGCAGACAATATCGCCTGTGCTATTAGAAAAGTGGAAGATGGTAAAGGGGATAATTTGGAATCTCCTGCGGAGTATGAATATACTCTTGAATCGGATGAGTGGGGGGTAGAAGAAGAAACTACGCAAAATATAATTGATGCGTATAAGCACTCTCAAAGATAATCCCCTTATCTTATAGCTGGCGAGGATGTAAGTCCAGCTTTTCTTAATTTTATTGTAAAAAAAGACTTGACTTTTGTGTTGATTTATGGTATAATGAGGGTACTATGAAACGAAAACCAAAAGTAGCTGAAATTGTAGGCAGAATAGAGGCGTTTCTTAACGATGTTGATACGGAGTTAGCCGATATATTGGACGTTTATAACTATATTTTCGGGGACTTGACAGAGGATGATGTGGATAATACGGTATGAAAATTATACGAGAAAAAAACATAAAGAAGAGGCGGAGTGCCTTGAAAAAATATTGAATTATTTGGTTCACAAAAAGATTATGAACAGCCTGTTTTCATTTGGAAAGGTTAAGACTTGTTATGAAGATGACAAAAAATAAAAGATTTAGTATAAGGCCCCGTTATCACTTTAACATGTGGGGGCTTCCTTTTGCTTTATTTTGGGACTTTAATAGTATTTATAAACAAAAAATAAAAAGAGGCTGGTTTTTTCGTGGAACAATAAGGTTTTTATGTTTTAGTTTCTCAATAGGTTTCGACAGTGAAGATAATTAAAAATATCCCAGAGGGAATCTACCAACGGGTTTTGGCTAATGTTCAAAAACCAGACCCAGATATTTTGAGGGTAACTGAGTTAATCAATCCCCCTTTGATTAAGAAGCTGGCTCTACGGTATTGGGATGACCTTAATCCGTTAGCTTCTGAATTTTTGTGGAGCTTATTAGGCTCTGCAATACACGCTGAGTTAGCCAAAGAAGCTGATGGGGTTCTTATTGAGCAGAGGGTTACAAAAGATGTGTTTGGTATAACGTTATCCGGCCAAGTTGACAGATATGAGATTGAAGACAAAACTATTGCAGACTATAAAGTTACGTCTGTTTGGTCTATTTTATTAGGACTAAAGCCGGAGTGGGAAAAGCAGCTTAACCTTTATAAGTTTTTATTAGAGTCTGAGGGATACCCTGTTGAGCAGTTAAAAATACATGCAGTATTACGTGATTTTCAAACAGGTAAAGTGGCACAGGCCAATTATCCTGCGATACCTTTTATGACACTTGATGTGCCTGTTTGGAACAACGAGAAGATTAGTAGCTATATTGAGGAACGGGTTGCAATACACAAAGCAGAGCCATTGCCTTGTACTATGGCAGAGCGTTGGCAAGACCCTCCTTGCTATGCGGTGATGCAAAAAGGTCGTAAAAGTGCAGTTAAGGCTTCGTATAAAGATGAAAATGGAGAAAAAAGTGCAATAAAAACAGAAAGCTATGCCAGGGTATTGATGGCGGGCATTAAAAAACCGAATTTATATATTGAAGAAAGACCGAGTGTTGCAAAACGGTGTAAGGACTACTGCCTTTGTCGAGATTTCTGTCCGTATAATCCGTATAGAGGAGATAAATAATGGCATATCCAAAAGATGCAAAAGAACAATTGTATATAATACGCCAGTCATGTTTGAATCGGGCTGTTGATTTATTTATCGCAGATAAAATAAAACCCGGCAGACTTGAAGCAGTTGCGGAGTATTTTGTGGGCTGTATATACAGCAAATTAGGGCTACCTGTGGGAGCGGCATTTAGTGAGTCTCAAACTCAAGGTGCAATTGTGCTTCAAAGCTCGCTTAATCGAGCCACAGACTTAGTTGTTGCCGGAATAATTGAAACAAAAGAAATTATCAGTAGTATGTCTTTATTTGCAACGTATGTGTATGAGGGCTTGAAGTGAAAAAAGCTATTTTTTATGGGACTATAAAAAACGGGAATCTTGAATTAGACCGACTTGCCCTGTTTCTTGAGTATATAAAAACTTGGAAAGAGGGCGAACGAGTTGAGATGACAATTAAGCAAGAATCCCAAGATAAAACAGCAGAGCAATTTGCCTATCCTGCGTAGTACAGCCACTTGCTGACCATTTGGGCTATACAAAAACAGAATGTGATGGGGTTCTTTGTAAGCATTTGCTAACAGAAAATCCTGGGACTAAAAAAGAATATGTAAAGTCTAAGTCTGATTTGAATCGTGCAGAGTTAGCTCGGTTTATAGACGGGGCTATAATGTTAGCCGCCCAACAAGGTGTTGTAGTAGCTCCACCAAACCCTAACTGGAAATTAAGTAAATGAAAACATGTGAAAGTTGTAAGTGGTTTGGTGGATATACCGGGGAGTACTTTGCTGAGTGTAAAAAGTACTGGTGTGCTAAACTCAACGGCAGCCACTGTTATGTTAAAGATATTTGTAAATTTTATGAAAGGAAGACTATGACTGATAAAGAAGCATATCGACATTTACAGGCTTCGTGGGTTAGGGATAACAACGTGAAAGTTGGGGATATTGTTAAGGTGCTTAGAGCACCTACTACCCCAGAGGAGTTAGGTTATGGTGGACTGGAGGTAGATGAAAAAAGAAGATATGTCGGTGGAACTTTTGAGATTATAGGATTAGGAATGCTTGGGGTAAAAAATCTTGCTGTAGTTTTGGATGTTCCAGACTCGCGGTTTAATTGTTTCCCATTCTTCTGTCTTGAAGTTGTTAAAAAAGCCGAACCTAAAATTAAGATTACTTGCGAGGTTAATGGGAAAGTAAGTAAGTTGTCAGATATAAGTGAAGAAACACTGCTTAAAATAAGGAGACAATCGTGAGAACTCTAAAACCAATCAAAACCCGCATTTTACTAAAAGAAATCAAAAGAGAGGAAAGCTCTGGGGGAATCAAACTCCCAAGCAACGCATACGCCGTGTTTAGTGAAGGAAAGGTTATTGCTGTTGGGCCGGGAGTTACAACAACTGACGGTAAAGAAATTAAGCCACAGGTAAATTTGGGGGATGTCGTTCTCTATGCTGCGGAGGGTCCGGGGATAATGGACATTGATTTTGAAGGAGAGGACTATATAATTCTTCTCGACGATAGTTATGTGTTGTCAATTGTTAAGGAAGCTGAAAATGACTGATAAAGAAGCATACCAACATTTACAGGCTTCGTGGGTGAGGGATAACGATGTGGAAGTTGGGGATATTGTAAAAGTTTTGAGAGCACCTAAAGACAACGAGCTTGGTAGTCGTGTTTTTTGTACCGAAGCAAAAAAAGAAATGGTAGGAAATAATTGTCAGGTACGAAGCATAAGGCCAAATGGGGTTTGTTTGAACGGTTGGGCCTTCCCCTTTTTCTGCGATTATTTACGTGTGGAAAACGTGGGCTGTTGGCCTTTTTTCTGTCTTGAAGTTGTCAAAAAAGAAGTACCTAAGATTAAACTAACCTGTGAGGTTAATGGCAACACTGTGCCACTAAGTACTTTAAGCGAAGAAACACTACTTAAAATAAGGAGACAATCGTGAATAGGGTAATTCTATACGGAAATCTTACAAAAGACCCAGAGTTTAAGAGCATCGGGACTACAAACGTAGCAAACTTTGGCATTGCCATAAACCGCCGAACCAAAGCTGGACAAGAAACGACTTTTGTTGATATTTCTGCATTTGGCAAAACCGCAGAGAATATAGCCAAATATTTTACCAAAGGCAAGTCAATTCTTCTCGAAGGTAGGCTGAAATTGGACGAATGGCAAGACAAGACGACGGGCGGAAAACGAAGCAAGCTGAAAGTTGTAGCCGAAAGATTTGAGTTTGTGGGAACTAATCAAAACGGTGGGCAACAACAAGCAGCCCCACAAAGCTACTCTGGAACGCAACAGGCACCTACGGCTGCACCGGCTTCACCCTTTGTCTGAGACTATATGAAAGAGTAAGCCCCGCAGGGCGGGCAGTACTGCCTTAAGTGTAAACCCCTCATGGCGGGCAGTCTGGTGAGTAAAACGGGAGACCTTCCCAATGTTCGGTGATACGACTAACGGCCAGACTGCCTTTTCAAGGAGATTGATATGGGTACAAAAATAACACTAACAAAAAGAGTAGCGTATTTAGAGAAGGAATTAGCATCTCTGATAAAGATAAGCACTTGTGAGCATAAACACTTATCAGTTAATATAGATAGTGATGGATATTTATGGGACTACACTATTTGTCGAGATTGTGGCTTGCATTTATCCTACAAACCTTATTCAGGTCGAAAATTTACAAAGCAAGTAAAGAAAATTTTTAAACAGTTTGCTTGATAAGGAAATTGAGATGGCTAAAAAATTTGTTAAACCTACTCCAAAAGAAGTAACCGAGTATGCTTTAAGTATTGGTTATGTTCTTGACGGTGAGGCATTTTGCGATTTTTATGAATCTAAAGGTTGGTTGGTTGGACGTAGTCCGATGAAGTCCTGGCCCGCAGCAGTGAGAACCTGGAAGAGGATGGAGAGGAAGAGGCATAACAGCACTCCTTGGGGGTATGACGGACAAGAGAACCCACCAAAAAAAGTAGGCGGTAAAACAATAAAAGAAAGATATTTGGAGAGTTGCAATGAAAGCTAAAATTAAACAAGGCTCTTTTGGGCACTATTGGTGGGTAATTTATGAAAGTAACGGGAGGTTTGTAGCGGGGGGGCCAGTGTGTTCTCACAAAAGCTCTGCTATGCGGGGTTTGAAAAAGTTTATTAAAAACTTTTCTTCCCTTGCGATATTAGAGTTAGACAAAAATTCAGATTTGGAGTTGATATGCGGGCTAAGATAGTTCAGGACGAAATTTGGGGCGGTCATTGGTGGGTAATTCTTTACAACAATGGGAAGGTTGTAACAGAGGGGCCAACCTATACCCGCAGAGATAGTGCCAAACGGGGGCTTTTTAGGTTTCTTCGTAAGATAAGATACGAATTTATTGAATTTGAGGGGGTTTGGATATATGAAAAACTTATCTGAAAATCTTGACAATGTGTTCGAGAAACTAAAAAACCCGGACAAAGGGATTACAACAGGTTTTTACCAATTAGACCAAATGCTCTTAGGGTTTAAACCCTCGGAGTTAATCGTGGTCGCAGGTCGTCCAAGTATGGGTAAAACGTCTTTGATGACAGACTTTGTGTTAAGCGCCAGCCGAGAGGGGCCGGTAACTATTTTCTCTGCGGAAATGTCGTTTCAGATTTTGGCTGAACGAATGATTGCTAACCTTGCCAATGTAAATTTACACGCTATCAAACAAGGGGGAATAACCGAAAAAGTCGCCATAGATATTAACAAGGCTCTGAATTGCTTAAAAGAAAGACAAATACTTATTAGTGATGCCGCACCTTTGACCCCCTTGTATATAAAGAATGTCTTGAGACCAATCCCCAATCTAAATAAAATCTTTTTGTCTCCCCCAGAAATAAAGACAGGTTGTGTGTTTATTGACTATCTTCAATTACTTGGTGCTGATATGGGCACTGGGCGGGCTTATGAAGATATGGGAAATATCACCAAAGATATAAAAAATATTGCAAAAGAATTAAGAGTGCCGGTAGTTCTTTTATGCCAACTCAACCGCGAAAATACTAAAAGAGAATCGCACGAACCAAGACTTTCGGACCTTCGGGATTCAGGCAAAATAGAAGAAAACGCTGATGTAGTTTTGTTAATACACCGACCTGACTATTATAATATCAAAGAAGACGTTGATAGTCAAGACGGCGGAGAAGCTTCTATTATTGTGGCCAAAAACCGCAACGGTCCTGTAGGGAAAGTACCGGTTGTTTGGTTAAGTGAAATGATGAGTTTTAAGGAAATACAGTTGGAGACTTTTTGATGAAATTTGAATGGAAAAAAGAAAAACATGACGGAATGATTGTTTGTGGTATAAATTGCACAGAGTGGGGGCTTCCCTTTTCAATACGCCCCTATTTTGGGAAGTATGATAAGACTCTAAAAACATCTTCTGATGGAAGTATTGAATTTGCAAAAAAAGAGTCAATGGGCTGGTGTGGGGAAATTACAATAAGTTTTTTTTGTTTCTATTTGTATATTGAGTTAAGTTGGTGGCATATATGATTACAAAAAAACAACTTGAAGAAGTGATGCAAATAGTAAAAGAATTTGAAGATTGGATGGAAACTGAAGACCCCAATGCTTTTAAATACTTACCACGTTTGGGAATATCCCCAGAAGAGCTTGAAAAAACGGCAAAAGAGGGGGGGTGGTAAATGCTCCGGTGTACAAATGAAAACCCGTGCCCTGTTTGTGGGCGGTGTGCTGATGGGTGCTTATACTCAGAAGATGGTGAGGTCGCTATCTGTGTGCGAACTCCAGAAGGTGCTGTAAAGAATACAGGGAACGGCTGGTTACATATTCTTAAGCCCGGAAAGTTCAAACCAAAACCGGTCAAACCCAAAAACCTGCACACCAGCATCTTAAACTGGAACTTGTTGAACGATGCTTATACGGAGAATCTGAGATATTTTTATGACGACACTTTAAACATTGGACACTCCCTCGTTGATGAAGTATGCAGAGCCTGGGGTGTCAAACCAATTACTTTAAAAATAATGAATATCGGTTGGCACGGGGACTGTTTTACTTTTCCAGTGAGAAACGCAGAAGAAAAGCCTATCGGGTTGCAGAGGTTGTATTCTGACAATTCAAAAAGATTAGATAAAGGCAGCAAGATGGGACTTCTTATTCCAAGACTAAATTGGGATGATTTGCCAGAGAACTGGACTCTTTATATCTGCGAGGGGTTGTCGGACACAGCTACAGCTATTGATATGGGCTTGAGGGCTATCGGAAGGCTGTCGTGTGGTACAGGTAAAGAACATATTATAAATTTTTGTACAAAAAAGAAACCTTCTCAGATTATAGTGATTGCTGATAGGGATAAGCCGGGAGTTGCAGGTGCAAAAGTTCTCGCAAAAACCTTAGATGATAAAAACTTTGATGCAAAAATTCTTTTGCCAGAATATAAAGATTTGCGGGAGTGGGTAAAAAAAGACGGCCAAAAATTTGTATATAATAAAATTATTTCCTTGACTTCCTGACTTAATTATGGTATAATATGAAAATGAAAATAATATAAGAAAACGAAAGGAGATGATTATGAAAAAAGTGATAATTATAGGTGCTGTAATATGGGGTCTTTTAGGGGCAGTCGCTTATTTCCATGCCGCAGAAGAAAGAAAGAGGTTTAAGATAGGGCCTCGTCCCTTTTTCCTAATAGACCCTTGGTTTTATGATTCGTTATTACATGGTTTGATAGCTTTTTTATATGAGTTTTGAGATATGGAAAAACTTGAATATACAAAATTGACTTCACAAGATAGCTCTGTACACACCAAAGACTGTATTTGGTGTATTTGGAATTATCCTGAAGTGCCTGTTGCACAGCTACTGGATGAGCTTGTGATTCGTTTTGAAAAAACATTTGGGGATAAAGATGGAGAAACTTAAACTTACAAAATTTACAAAAAATGATGTAAACCACCATCTTGAGGACATTGATGAGCTAAACAAAAGACATGCTCAATTGTCTGACATTGTTACAATGACAAGATATGAAATAAGATTTGTAAAAACATTTGGAGCTAAGGATGAAAATTAACGCCTATATCCCGTTAAGAGATGAGCAATCCAGACTAAGGCTATTTTTAGAAGAATACGAGAGAGTATGTAAGAGGTATAGTTTGTTAATCTCTTCAACCGAAAAAGTTGTTGAACGGATAGATATATGTGGGAATGATTATCTTCCAGAGCATTTGGCCTATCTTAAAGAGGGGGGCATTAACACATGAAAAAGCCTAAAAAAAGCTGCCCTGTGTGTGGAAGTAAATTTATACCCAAACACAAAAATCATAAGTACTGTTCCGTACATTGTAAACAGCAAAATAATAAAGGCTGTTTACCTAAGAAAAAATGTAAATTTTGCGGAAAACTGTTTAAGCCGTGGAATACTCTACAACAATTTTGTAATGTGGTTTGTTATAACAAGCAACGCCAAAAAAATTGCAAGATTCCATCAAGAAGAATAAAATCTGTTGTAAGGGTTTGTGAGGAATGTGGTAAGGAGTTTCACCCTTACTCTCGCAGCACCGGGAAATTTTGCAGCCCGGATTGCTATTGGACCAATTATCGAAAAAATCACCCGCCGCAAACAAAGAAATGTGAAATATGTGGAAAAGACTTTGTCCCGTGGTCGAGACATGGTTCAAAAAACAGGCCGCCTGCGAAATACTGTTCGCACACATGTGCTGGTTTAGGGATAACCCAAAATAAAAGGAAAAGCCCCAAAGCCCAAAAGGCAAGAAAAACTACTTCAAGCTTAGACAATCTTTGGAGGCAGTTGGTTTATCAAAGAGCAAATAATCGGTGTGAATACTGCGGCAAATCTGGCAGGCTAAATGCTCATCATGTTTTTAGCAGAAGTAATTACAGTGTACGGTGGGATTTGGATAATGGGGTGTGCTTATGTGTTTCCCACCACATCTTTGGTCAAATGTCTTTTCACAAAGCTCCTATTGAAATGTTAGAATGGTTAAAAGAAACACGTGGGGAAAAATGGTACAAAAGGCTACGGAAAAAGGCAAGGACTATTAGAGATGTGCGGGAAACTAAAGAAGAAGCATTGAAGATACTGAAAAAAGAAAAAGAACTATAAATGGTTGACCCAAGACAAGGCAGGGGCCGCGGGGCGATGAACTTCAAGGCATACAGAAAAAACTATGACCAGATTTTTACTCTGTGTAAGAATAAAGATTGCCCATTGCGATATACGTGTGGCAGGTTTCTCGCCACACCCTTTATGGCGTTTGTGAGTTTTATTGTGAATGCTGTACCAAAACTGATTTTGACAAACTGGAGAATTTATAATGCAAAAAAGTACCATACCTTATCCAAAAAAAATTATAGTAGATTTTGATGGAACTTTGTGTGAGAACAAGTTTCCAGAAATAGGTAAATACCAAACTGGAGCAAGAGAGGCTTTACAAACTTTTCGAGATAAGGGTTGTCAAATTGTCATACACTCTGTGCGTACTGCGGCTAACTGGGGAAAAGAGAATCAAAGAGTACATGCCCTTGCTATATTAAGGTTTTTAGAGCTTTACAGAATCCCTTATGATAAGTTACTATTAGAACATGACAAGCCTTTTGCAGCAGCATATATAGATGACCGGGGGGTTAGTTATAGGGGCAATTGGGAACAAACATTATTAGATACATTAAGCTTGTTGGAGAACAAATGAAAATATACTGTGCGTGTAATGGAAAAAAGTGTAGCGGGGTTTGTCGTAAAAAACATCTTTACAGACCACGAAAACATTTCAAAAGATGCCCCGCAGCTTACGATGTAAATGAAAATGGAAAAGAAATCAGAAAGGAAGAATAGTGCCGTATATAAATAACTATTATAAGAAAAAGTTTGAACCTTTGGTTGACTCCCTTGAGGTAACCCTCCCAGGCGTTCTTAATTTTGTGATAACAAAAATATGCCACAATTATATTAAACACAAGGGCTTAAGATATGCTACCTTAAACGAAATTATTGGAGTTCTTGAGTCGGCAAAAATGGAGCTATACCGACAGGTGGTTGGACCTTACGAGAGTAAGAAAAAATCTCTAAATGGTAATATTAGTAAACTTGATAAGGAGTAACTATGCAAGTAGAAACAGACTTTACAAGTAAAAAACACACTTTGAAATTTAAAACAGGTAAAAAGATTGACTTAACCAAAGAAGAGAGCAATGAGCTTAATGAGTGGCTTAATCGAAAACTAAAGGAGAATTAAATGACTGATACAGAATTTAATGAAATTGTTGCTAATCGATGTACAGAAATAAATAGAATTTTAGGAAAAAAAGCCGAAGAGTATGCCAGAGGGGACCGGCTTAGTAATTTCAAAAAAGCCGCAAAATTAGTAAACTGTACTCCAGAAAGAGCCTTGTTTGGGTTTGTTGCAAAGCACATTATAGCTTTAATGGACTTTATTGATGATATTGATAAGGGAGTTGTTCAAACACAAGACCGCTGGAATGAAAAAATCGGGGACATTATCAATTATATGATTTTATTGGAGGCCTTAATTATAGAACGATTGGAGAATAATGGTGCTAAAGAGAAAAATTAAAGTATATGTGTCCCACTATATTCGCGGACCAGAAGGCAATGCGGCTTCTAAAAAAACAATAGACACCAATATTGCGAAAACTAAAGCGGTCTGCCAACAATTAAGAATACGTTTTGGGAGTAACCTTGACCTCTATGTGCCCGCAGAAATGGATGAGTTTCCTCAAATTGCAATGGAAATAGGTTATTTGACTATCAAAAAAGTTCTCGATATTGATTGTATTATTGTTTCTGGTTGTGATGCTTTGATATTGCTGGATTTTGAACACTGTCTTTCTGATGGAATGCTCGAAGAAAGAAGAGCAGCACTTGAATGTGGCATCCCCATATACTCCCTTGATGGGATGGACGAAGTAAGCTTGGAATTGTTAAGGGTGTGGTTGGAGAGCCTATGACTTGTAAAGATTGTACATATTATATAAGCCATGAGGACCACGAAGAATTGAAAAACAAAACTACTGGTTGGTGCCCTTCATGGTGTCTTTGTAGTTTTTGGTGTAATGCAGGAACAACAGAAAACGATTGGAGAAAAACTTGTTGTCATTTTAGGGGAAAATTGGAAGGAGGGCGTTATGCCAAAAAATAGAATATTAGTAATTGGGGACTTACACCTGCCCGCAGTACGAAAAGGTTACTTGGAGTTTTGCCAGGACCTTTATGAGCAATGGGGCTGTAACCGGGTAGTTTTCATAGGGGATGTGATTGACCATCACGCCATATCTTTTCACGCAAAACATCCACAAATGCCAGGCCCAACAGACGAGTATGAGTTAGCTTTAGAGTGCGTTCAAGAGTGGTATAAGGCTTTTCCTAAAGCCAATGTTTGCCGGGGAAATCACGATGACCGGATTGTGCGGCTGGCTGAGTCAGTTGGAATCCCCGAAACTTTCCTACAGCCCCTTAACAAGCTTTACCAAACGCCCGGTTGGGTATGGGATTGGGACTTTGTAATTGATGACATTTATTTTTTTCACGGAGAAGGGTGTTCGGGAATTCATCCCGCTTTTAATGCAGCCAAAAAGATGCTACTAAGTACAGTGATGGGACATATTCATACTGCTGCGGGAGTAAAGTGGTTGGCAAATCCCAAAAGACGTATATTTTCTATGGATGTATCTACCGGAATTGATGACAGGAAAATGGCCTTTGCTTACGGAAAACACGCCAAACAAAGGTCAATGTTGGGGGCTGGGGTTATTGTTAATGGTATCCCGTATTATGAGCCTATGCCGATAGGTAGGGGGGAAAAATACTGGGATGGTAATTTTAAATAAAATAAGGAAAATAACAAATGAAACAGCTTCTAAATCAAAAAATTACGGAACTTCAAGCTGAGCTTTCTTTATATCGAAAAGGGTTTTGTGTAGCACACCAGCCTTTACCAGAAGGTAGTTATAAAGGTTGTTACTGTTGTGATTTAGTACATCTTCAACATAAGCTCACGGAAGCATGTGCTGAGAATGAGAGACTAAAAGACGCCCTGTTAAACCTACAGACTTATGACCTTAGCGGAGATTTAGAGTATATTGTAGATAACGCTCTAAACCAGGGCAAGACTACGAACAATGAACTATGTGCAGAAACTGAGAAATTAAAAAATGCACTTCGCAAAATATGTGCTTCAAAAGAAATTATGGAAGCCCGTAGATTTGCAAGGGAATCTTTAGAAACTCTAAACCAATGCCAAGATAAGGGTAACAACCATCCCACCGAGAGTAACAACTAATCCCCCTACGAAAGTCAATAGGATATAAGTTGCTCTCTTGTGGTGTAAAAGGTGGTTGCTTAGCATTGTTTTAACCCAGCCCATATCTGTCTTTAGTTCTATTAGAATTTCGTGGTCTTTATCTTGCATAAACCTGTTCCAATGAAAGTAAATCGTCTCTGTTTGCAGTGTCAATTAAATTCTTTCGCACTGTTTTTTTACCCTCACTAACAACGTAATCCAGTAGCTCGTTTTTTTGTACGTCTGTAAGTTTTTTCCATCGAGGATTATTTATAATCTTAGGTAAAACATACTTCAAAGTAGTGCCTACGCTGTCTTGATATTGTTGATACCTTTTATCGTTTAAGAACCAATCCGCACCTATACGTCTGCTCAATCCCCCAACAGTTACACCGGCTTTTTTCATCTCGTTCTGCACAAAGGGTGGAAGAGTCTTGAAGACTTTTCTACCTATATCCTGCTGCTCCTCTACCATTTTACCGATAAAATCATAATTAGTTCTTTCAGCTCTTATCTTTTCTTCCCGTAACTCAATCTGAGGATGAAATTCTTTGATAACCTTTTGTGCCTCTGGCCCTACCTCATCCCATTTTTGACCAAAAATTTGATAGGCAATCTCATCTTTATACATTTTTAGTTTTTTGTTATCAGTCATTGGGTAGGTCTGTACACCAACGCCATGAAAGGCTAATGTGCCCCCAATAGCCCCTTCAATCAAACCCTGGTATTTAAGAGCATCGTATAAGTCTTGAATTACTAAAGGTGTCAGCATTCGAGCAGATTCCCGCAGAACACTTGTAGTGGTTAATTCCACCGGCTCTCCTGTAAAAGTTTCTCCCCTTTTTATATCAGCCGCCAATTGCATTGGGGGAGCAAACTTACTCTGTATAAACCGCCAAATTGTTTCCTCGGCATCAATTCCTTGAATTTCCCCGGTATCCGTTACCTTGCGTTCACCAGTCATTAACTGAGCCATCAACCTTACCATAGGGGAAAACCCTGCCCAAGGGTCTATTCTCATATCACCATAACGAACTTTGCCCCAATCAGACGAGCGGGGGTCTTTTTCAACAGTAACCCCCTTAATCAAAGACAGCAGCCACAGTGTCCCCACCGTACTGCCAATCCAAACAGCTAACTCTCGTGCCAAAGCTTTATTATAGTAGCGACCTTCGGGTCGAGTTAAAACAATATCTAAACCTACCCGCCCCCTTGCCACATTAAGCCGGGGAGAGAAAAAAACAGCATTTAACAAAGGGGCTAATTGCTTAGCTTTTTTTGGAAGCTCACCTCTGCCTGTAATATCATTAGTAACTGCGGCTATTTTATCATAATCTGAATCTGAGGCCCCTGTCCCCTCTAACTCAGCAGCCTTGTTTGCAAAATAGTTATACCGAGTAATATTCGCAGCAGTAGTATATGCCAAATTACTTCGTTTTATCACCTTACCAATACCATAAGGTAAATTTTCTGCTAACTGAGATTGAAAAAGCTCTTCTCTTTTGCCTTTTCTTTTAGAGCGGGGGTCTGTAAAATCAACATCGTGTTTAACGGCCTTATCATAATACTCACTTTTTTGAATATCACTCCAGACCTTATCTGCAACATACTGAGCATCCGGCGAAAGAAAAACTTGATATGACTTCGCCATCATTTTACCAAATTGTTTAGGCATTGAAAATAAAGTCAACCAACCCTGTCGTCCACCAAAAGAAACGTCAAAAGAAGCCAACATTGCTCTTGGAATATTTAGCACATCCATCGCAAAATTCCAAAGAACCCCCTTTTTGGTTGTTCCCGCTGCCTGAACATTTTCTGCAAACTTAGCACCAAAGTGCTTTTCTAATAGCTTAAACTCACTACCCGTTGGTAAAACCCCTTGTTCAAAAATCTTATTAAAAGCTAACTCACAGTTCATTCTTTCAAAAGGCCTGAGTCTTGGGCTTCTCCTAATATCTAACCGTATAGACTCCACCTCATCTTGAGTAAATTCTGCCGTTTCTCCAATAGGCTTAAAAACCGGGCGACCCTCTAAGGCCCCACTTAATTTTTTCATTCCTTTGTATAATAGCTCTTTTTTACCACTTGCTTCTGTAATCTCTCTCGCTTCCCCAATTCTTTTGGCCCTCTCCTGTGAACGCCTCTTTTCCATAAGCTGTAAGTCAGCCTTAGTTGCTTTCTGTATTTCCGCCGAAGCTCTCATCAACTTATCATTAGCTGTTTCTGTACTTATTTTTGTAGAAACTTTTACGTCCCTGTTATTCTTTTCTTCCAGAGAAATCTCTGTTCCCCCCTCTTTTCTTACCTCAAAAACACCCTCCGTACTCATACTCTCACTTAAAACCGCAGCATAGGCATCTGCGTCTGTGGGGTTATCAAACTCACCAGCTAAGTTATCTGTGCCCGCCTTGTAAACTTTGTACGCCCCACCCTCTTGTGTTATGCTTTTCTCAGCCATTATCTTATCTTCTATTGAAGCGACCTCTCCTTCTCCCAGCTCCATAGCAGCTTCAACGTCCCTCTGTGCAAACTGCTCCTTTAAATTTCCAGAGGTCTCTGCCCCTGAATTAAAGTAATCAATTTGTTTTATTTGAGTTGCCTGGTTGATTCCACCTAAAGTCGCCCTTCCGCCTGCAAATAAACCACCTGCCAAAGCACCCCCCGCAGCTTCCATTGCTCTGCGGGTAAGAAAATCACCAAAATCACCCTCTGGCTCAATGTTCCTCAACATCCAAGGCACTGCTTCACTTGTAGTACCCTGCAAAGATTCTTCTATAGCTTCTGCGGTAGCATGTTTTACCAGCTGCCCTGTAACTTTTCCACCCGTTTTTGCCAGTTCTTTCCAAGCTTTGTTACGGGCAAGGTGTTTTATCGCCTGAAGTGAGGTTCCTTTGCCAATCCTCATTAACCTACCAAAACCCCAAGCTTCAATAAGACCGTTTATTCCACCAACAATTAGTCTTTCCTTGTCCGCCTCTGCGTCAGTTGCTCCAGTTGCTTTTGCACTATCATAGGCCTCTTCCCCCATAATACCAAAAGCAGCCATAAAAGCCCCAACCGGCCCAGCAGTTAGCCCCCCGACAGTAGTAGCTGCCATATAAAGGGCTGCTCCACCAAAAACATCCGCTGCAAATCTTTTAGCACTGGGTGTAGGAGACCGGAGCGTTCTTGGGTCTTTTGTAGCCCACTCTGCGGTCTCTTCAAATTTACCCGCCTGTTTTCCTATCCAGTTTAACCCAGGTTTATCTGCAAGAACAGAAAGATGGTGAATTGAGCCTGCCAATTTACCAAGCACGCTTGCAGTATTTCTTTCTAAACTATCTGATAATTGGTAAAAAAATGGCTTATCTTTTGCTTGTGCCTCAATATAAGGAGCACCAGGGTCTCCTGTTGGAATCCGAGTTAACGGTTGAATTTCAGGAGGTCTATCAACAAGATGTGCAAACCTATTTATAGAAGTTTCAGTAACGTTGGATTTAAGATGTGCAAATCTATTTTCCATTTATATCCCTTTAAACTAACCAGGCCAACCAAAAGGTTCACGCATTGAGCTTTTCAAAACAGGCGTTTTTCTTCCCTCTCCAATAAGAGTTTTATAAACTTCCGCTATTTTACCTAAATCCCCTTCTGCCAAAATTTCTCGTACCGTTACTTGTTCCGCACTGTTCATGTTAGGCAGCTCTTCTTGAATCTTTTTAGTAAACACCTCTAAATTTGCCCGCCTTGCAGCTTCCCGCTCTGCTTTTTCTCTGGCCGCAACTGCTTCTGGATTTTTTGCCGCATTTATTGCTGTGATTCTATCTCTTTGTTCTGGGCTTAAATCTTTTGGTAAAGTCCTTTCCCCCATTGCAGCTCTCACCGCTTCCCCCATCCAATTTATGGGCTGCCCCGTTCTCTTTGGAGTTGGCAGCCCTTTAACTTTCATAACCGCATCCTGATATTGTTGGGCAGTCAAATAGCCATCCCCACCCATTTCCACAGGAGCTTTTTCTGCCAAGGCCTTGAGCTTAGCGTCTAACTCTTGTTGCTGTCTTTGTTCCTGCATTAGTTGATTTTGAAACATAGCTTCTCGTCTGGCTCGCTGCCTGATATTTGTGCATATCCAGATAAGCATCAAACTCAGCCATCTCTTTTTGATGTGCAAGCTGTCTTTCTTGTGCAGCAGTTTGAGCCTGTATCTGCATCATTTGCCTGTTTATTGCATCTTGCCTTGCAGCAGCTTCGCGGGCGGCTGTAGCCTGGCCAGCAAGCTGACCTAACCGAGCGTATGTTCCTACATCTGCGTGCGAAACTCTTATACCCATAAATCAACTCCTTACTCTTTTTCCAAAGGTTCAGGGTTTATCTCAAACAATGTTATGTTTTTTACATACTTTTGTTTTGCTCTTTTTATTGCATTTTCAAAAAAGTCAGAGCACTGTCGATTTATTTCAGCCCTTATATCTTCTTTGGTGTATCCCAGGTATCTCAAAGCTCTTTTTCCATCATCTGTAATTTCAATCGTAACGTCCATAAAATCCTTTCGTTAATTTTTCCTATACAAAAGCAATTTGATGGTCTGTTCCCCCATCATCAGTAAACCAAAGTGTGTTCGGTGTAGTGTTTTTAACCCATATCTGGCCATAGCCAGCAATGCTTGTTTGTGCTGTAGCTCTTTCTTTTAACTCTAATGGAGCATTAAACATATTTATATCATCTGTTCCCTCTTGATATATTGAATATGCTGTGCCTACCAAAGCATTTGATTGGTCTTGTATCCATAAGCCATAATTTGTAGTAATCTCCCCAGTACTGGTAAAAAATGGCGAACTTACCATTAAAGCCGCAGCTTTAGTTATGTTCCCAGTACCGGTACTAACAACAGCAAATGTTGCACCCTTTGCCAAAGCTACCAAACCCGACCCTGCTTGATAAACTTGACACACCAAACCAGTAATATGATTCGTAACCTGGAACGCAGAATTATGTATAGTAACGTATTTAGCTGCTGTTGCATAATTAGCATTTGCTGTTGGAGAAAAGTTTGTTACTGCAATAAGACCGATATGACCCCCTGTTGTAAAAGTAACATCGTGTGTAATTGCCCCATTTATATCAAGCCCACCAAATGTAGGAGCAGCATCTGAACTATAATCCTGGCTTACAATAGCATCATCTTCGACAGTAAGCATTTTACTCGCAGCAGAAAAATCCAATGCTCCCGCGTTTGTAGCACAAGCGGTTAGTAAATTAGCCGCTGTATAGTTTGCCGCCGTTAGTGCTCCTGTAATGTTAGCCGTGGATGACACTGTAAGTTTTCCGGTAACTTCTACCTGGTCATCCGTATTATTAAACACAAGCATTGGCGAATTATCACTATAGCCAACACCACCATTATCTGTCATCAACAATATGTTGCCAGTTACCTGAACATCCCCTGTAACAGCTAACATTCCCGGTACAACAATATCACCATCTGCTTCAATCTGAATTGCCTGGTTTGTTGTTACCGAACCAACCCAACCAGCATCCGGGATTATGATATTAGACGAATAAGTGGCTGTGCCTGTTATAACTACATCACCAGCATAAGTAACGGTAGTCCCAGCTACCGTTATAGCAACTCCAGCAGTTCCACCTATTTGTAAATCATCTTCGTAAGCCCGGACATAATAGGAATCTATTGTATCGTCGTAATCCGCCCCTGTGTATAAGTTTAAGGTCCCACCATAAACCCCTGCACTTGGGCCATAGGCAGTTATTATTCCTCTGGTAGTATCACCCACCCCAGCAATAATGCTTCCACTTGCTACGTAAAAATCAACGTTGCTACGATTTCTTGTTACCCCTATATCTAAAGATGAAACTCCGCCAATTTCCAAAGATAGGTCTCCAGAAGCCCTGTTGATACTTCCACAAGTAACCTCACCGGAGCTAACTGTAAGATTTACACCTGTGATATTATTAAACTGGACATCGTCTGCTATACCTAAACCTATTGAAGTTCGTGCTGTAGCTCCAGACTCAGCAACCCAGGTAGAGCCATCTCCTACAATAAAGTTACTGTCGGTAGGAGTAAGCGCCATTATTGCAGCACCTAATGTATGCTCCGCAGCAGTAAGATGATAATACTCGTTAGCTTGCCCCCCTTGCAACCCAGCTAACTCATTGTGGTCAACTGTAATATCCCGCTCAAATGTAAAATACTCTACGTTTTCTACAACCAGGTTATCTGAACCTTGCCGGATTATAACCTTAGCTAATAAACACCCCATCTTGTCTATAATAGGGGGCAAGTTTGCTGGAATATCATCATTCTCTGCGTCTGTCAAAGTACTGTTAATTTGGCCATACACTACTATAATATGCTCGTCATCTGGATGAACAAATATCCAGTTGGTTGTATATTTATTTACTGTAAGATTTGCTAATCCCGTACCGGCTTCTACATTATTATACTGAACATTATCTAATGCAGTATAATGAGCACCACCATTGTTGTCTTTAACCTCTTTAACCCAAGCAGAAGTTGTTGGGTTATAGTAAAAATAATCAAATGTATCAGTATCAGATGTATCTTTTTCTGAAAATGAGTATTGATTTATTCCACGATAAAAATAGCCTGAACTAATTGTAAAGTTCCGTGTTCCTGTACTTGCTACTGCACAACCAGAGCTTTTTTCAATATTGCGTAATTTACTGGCCCTATGATGTAGTTTTCTTACACCGTCATTAAGCCTTAATCCTGCAATAGAATAGTGTAAAGTATCATCGGCTTCTTTGAGACAATGCCCTATTCCGATTGCATTGGTTCCGGCAGGACTACTTTCAGAAGTAGCTATTGTACAAGGTTCCCCGTATGTCAATATGATGTTATAAAAGACGTCCGCAGCAGCAAGGGCCACGTTATCTTGCTCAGCCAAGGTTACTTTCGTGAGTGTCCCGGTCTCAGAATCAGTAGTTCTGAGCATCGCTGTCAAAGCACCAACTTTGACCGTACCAGCATTTGTCCCTTCTGATATTTCACCACCTGTCATAATCATCGGGGATAGTGCAGTATTTGTGTTTATAAACACAGGGTATGAGTCTGTGTCTATATCTTGTGGGGTTGAGAGCGTAATTGAACCAGCCCCGTTTGTTACTAAGACTTGCTTAGCTGTTTCAGTTAATGCAGCAAGCACTGGGTCAGCACCAGCGCTGCCGATGGGAATTTGTCCGTTCGTTGCTACGCCCAAAGCCGTAATTGGGTCTGTTCCCGAACCCGCCAATAAAGAGTGGTTTGTTAGAGTATCTGTACCTATTCCCCCCTTGCTGACTATTAGCGGATTGACAATCCCTACGGTTATTGTTCCATCACCGTCATCAGCAATGTCTATTTCGTTTGCTGTTCCAGACACCCAGTTTGTTAAATCCGAAACAGAGGTTAGTTGTTTGCTTACATCAGTTTGAACTAACTGACTTGCGGTAAGTCCATCTAAAGTAAGCCCCTCAAAAGTGGGCGAAGCATCTGTACCGAGACGCAGATGACCTAACTGCTGTAGTGCCTGCCGAGTTTTTACCGAAAATTCAATGGCACTGTTCCAACTATCTCGTTTTATAATATGTGGTATATTTGTTAAAGACATTTAGTTTCTTTGAAACTTATTAGGCATACGGGTTGTAAGAGTATTTTTTCATTGTTTCACTTACGCTTTCGTATGGGCTGATTCCCGTAAATGGCGTAAAATAAGGGTTACGGTACTGCTCTGGAGTCGCGTAGCCCCTGACAGCCCCGTGAGCTTCGGCAAGGTCTCCAGAATATCTCCAAGTTCCGCCACCCATATAAGTAGCACCACTTCTTGACATTTCCATCCCCGCTTGAGACATACTGGGCGGCCCTTTTACATATTGATATTGTGGAGTAGGCCTTCCACCAAAACCACGGCCCCCACTTCCGCCGCTGCCTCCAGTAGGCATAAAAGAGGAAGTATAGGGACTTGGCCTTGTGCTCCCTTGACCACCCCCACCACGCCCTCCGGTAGCATAAGACCCAGTACGCCTACTTGGTTGATTAGAAGCTTGTGCTGCCAATTGTGCAACTGTGGCATAGTCAGGCCCAATATCTTCACGAGCTTGAATTGCAGTAGCCTTGCCACCCAAGGCCTGAGCAAGCCTCCCCATACGAACATCCTCAAGCTTTAATCTCGCAGGCATACCAACTTCGGCCTCCCACTTTTGACCCAATCCCGCTGTTATGGAAGTCCCAAACAAGCCGGAGCTAATTAAATCCTGGGTCTCCGCCGCAACTGTTCTACCCTTTTCTCTCTCAAGTTCCGCTTCGGCACCTTTCAGATATTCCCCACCAGGCTGATATTGAGATATAATTTTATCATATATCGCTAAAGCCTGTGCATACCTTTGCTCGTTAGATAAACGTGCAGCTTCTTGCTGCTCAGTAAACTTACCTATTATTTCATCAATATTTGCCATTTACTTAATTCTCCCGCCAGGTTCTACGTTTCCAATTACAGATTCTACCGCCCAGGTTTTATCTGCTGTGCTGTTCCCAAGTTTGATACCAAGATAAGCTCCACGCACCCTTTTACGTATTCTTTCTTTTCTCCCTGTGCCACTTAAAGTCCCACTCTCCAAAGCAGCAGCTCCATCCACAATATCTTCTAAAACAGTTTCAGCGTCATTTCCTTTGTACAAAGCATAACTTACACTGTCCGTATCCCCAAAATCACCACCAGCAGCACCACCAGCGGTCGTTACTGTAAGAGAGGTAAGTTTACCTTCGTGGTCCCCATCTGCTGCTAATGGTTGAATTGGTAAAGTACAATAACTGTTTATCGCAGTATCACTTGCTCCTGAATCGTCATCTTTTGCTGTGTCGTCAAATTTCCTAATATAACCGTCTTGACAGGCTAATAGCAAATCTGCGTAAGCTTTATTATTAGCTGCGTAATAAAACATCCCATAAACACCGCAAGCCGTTGGATAGCTTTCAGGAAAAAATCCCCCAGTTCTCAAATCATACCAGTAATTTGAGTTTGCTCCTGTTGCTAAAACTGTAATACAAACTAAGATACCCCTACGTTTTCTATCATAGCCCAAACTAATCCTGTGTGTAGAGGGGTTAACATTTTCATCTGCAATAATATTTGGTATTGTGTTCTCAGTAAGACACTTAATAGCCCCAAATCCTGCGGGCATTATATATATCCCGTTTGTCCCCCAAAAATACAAATTATCATCACCATCAAAAGCCCAACTGCTCGCACCAAAAATGCCAACAGTTAAATCTATGGGGTCTAACTCGCCGCCTTTTGCAGGGTCCCCCCTAAGAACATAAATAGTGCTTGCCCCACCAAATATTAAGTAATCATCTTTATACGGAATTAAACAAGTTATAACATCACCAATTTCTCCAGCCTCAGCATTATTGCCAACTACCGGAGATTGCCCATCGCTTGCAAGATAAGCATAGTCCCAAATATCTGCTTGCCTCGACATATACCATTGGTGAGGATAGTTTGGGTTTCCCGCTAATACCACACGCCCTCGGTATAAACACCCAAGATAAGCCTTCGCAGGAAATACACCGTGTTGAGGTAGTATGCCAAATGTTTTTGTAGAGCCTATTGCCTGCCCATATTTAGCCACTGAAAGAACTATGTCAGGATATGTAGTGTAATCATACCAAAGGGGGGTATCTGAAGCTTCACTAACTACGTCCGGCTTAGGTGCAGGGTTTGGGTCCATTGTGGCAGTCTCATCCCCCGAAGTTAAAGTGTAACCAGCCGTAGTTACAAATGTTCCACTGGTAGTATAGCCGTAAATATACCTCTTGGTGCTGTCCACAAAATCAACTACCATTGTAGCCCCGCTGGTAGTTTGAGTTAAAATATCCCCCTTTGCCGGAGGAGAAGTCAGCTCATTTCCTGCACCTAAATCAATTCTTGTGTTTATAAAATCAGCTACCTTTAGATTTGTACCGTTTACTATGATTACTTTTTGAAATGCCTCAAAGGCGGCAATTTGTTCAGAACAGTCTAAATCTTGGTCCGAAGCAGCAAGCTCTGTCAAAGAACCCTCAGTATCTTCATAGCTCAAACTATTATCCGCAATAACGACCAACTTCTTAGTGGCATATCTATCAGCAGGAACAGAAGCTACTCCCCAAACTTGGAAATTAGCATCCTTTGTAGCATCTGGAGTCCAGCTTGCTCCACTGTCATCCGAAGTATAATAATCGTTATCCGCGTACTCATCAGCACCTTTGTAGTAACAACGCCAAGCTTCAGCACCCCCAACATCATTACTCCGCATAACTATTGCGTATTGAGTACCCTTAATTAGTTGGGCATAAGTATCCATTGTGAAAGTGGTTAAAGATGCAGGTGCAGCGAGAGGTAACGTAGCTGTTCCAGAACATAGGTCCACACCGTCTGGAACTCCTGCTACAATAGTTTGAATGCCCAAAGTTAGTATAACAACCCCCGCACCTGTTTTTCCTACCCATGCTTTTACATAATTTACCCGATAGTCCTGTGTAGGGGTAAAGGCTTGGGCACACCAGTCAGCATTGTCAGTATTCAAAGTTGAATCATCTGCGGCAGTATCCATATAATTAAATTTTTGTGCAGCCATACTTTCCTCTAATCACTTACAGTAGATACCGTACAGATTGTAACTGCTGGAGCACTTGCTGAACCTACCCTATCGCCGTCGCCCCACTTCTCAAGTCCTGGACGCTGACCTATACGAACTTTGTTTTCTAATACATCACGAGCACGCACATTATTCAAGTGGGCACTTGTTAAAGCTGGTGAAGTCTCGACTGCCCCGCCACGATGCAAGCCCTTTATGGGCAAACTAAACGCTATGTGTGCCATTACTCACACTCCTTCATTGCTCTATTTGCATAAAACTGATTCAAAAATAAGCGGGCCACCTTACTTGGTACAATAAATGTAATATTGTTACCGCCCCCGCCAACAAGAATCCCTACAACATTCCCCCAACGATTAAATATACCACAACCAGAATCGCCGGGGTTGCCCGCAATATCCAATTGAATTACCTGCTTACTTCCAAAAGTAGGAATACTCCTGGACAATTTACCAATTACCCCTTGGAAAAAACTGTTATTTAGCCCATACCTTGAGCCAATCCCAAAAACAGTTTGCCCAACAAAAGCTTCGCAGAACGATAATCTGGATTTGGGAAGTTCCCCGTCTGCATCAAAAATAATCAAACCAAGGTCAGTATTAGCCGCCTCGTAAAACTCTGTTGACATAAACCGCTTGCCATTATCTGTTGTAATCTGTATCTCATTAGCGTCATTAACAACGTGTCTGGCAGTTAATATAATTCCATTATCTACAATTACACCGGAGGCCTGTCCTCTTAGAAACCCGTCTGACCAAATATGTACTGTTACTACAGAGTCTCGAACTCTCAAGGCTGCGAAGGGTATGCTAAACCACACCATAAGAAAAAGAGAAATAGCAAGCAAAGCAACCTTTACGGCGCGCCCATTACGCTTACACATTTCCTCTCCTTATTTTAGGTACAATAAATCTACGCTATCCGCAGCAGTGCCAAAAAAGTACAACAAGTTTGTATTTGACACGTTCAATTCAAGTGGTCCGACAGACAATGGGGCAGTAGCTACAGTGTCCCCGCCGTGCGGTATGTCAATGCCCAAAACATCAGAAGCAGCAGCCCCCACATTTACACGAGCAACCAAAGTATTGTCGTATGGTTGGGTAATATACACCTTTCGACAGGGTTGGTCTGCCCCCTGACCTAAGCCATCATCATCAAGGGTAATTCTTTCTGCACCACCAGCGTCCGACACAGCTTCAGAGTTTAAGCCTGCTGTTGTTCTTGCCATAAGTATTCTCCTCTATTAACTACGATATTTGTTAGGGTATCCTTTTGAAAGCTCAAGATGAGTAGTAAGATAATAAACCTCCACCAAAGCCTTGCCCGCAGTAACATCACCCCAGTCTGTGCCCTCATCTACTCGCAGATAAACAGACTGTTCAGAGGCAATAAACTCCAGAGGGTCTTCGGCACTATCCCCAACTACCCCAACGCTGCTGAGGTCAAGATTTGCACCATCGCAAAACTCGTCCTCACCGCTGGACTTGCCAATCTTCAAATTGTTTGTTCCACCGTCAAAGGCTTCTTCAATTTTAACCCTACTACCAATCACAAAGCTGCCTGCGGGGATTTTTTGGCTCATTGTGAGTGTACCGTACTGTCCACCACCATCAGTGAAATCCGAGTGGTCCACCCACTGGGATACCTTGTCTATACCAAGCCCAACAGGACCATTAACCATCCCAAATAAAATCGAATTTTGATTCATTACATTCTCCTGTAAATTTTTAACTATTCGTAAATGTCCTCAACAAGCTCTAATTGCCTGATGATACTATAATCCGCCCTATGCAAACCACCATCAAACACTCTTCCTACCGTCTTAGGGGCATTTTGAAGGTCTGTTTGTATAAGCCCCTGAATTAACCTCTCCGCCTCCTGGTTGTGTGCTCCTACCACATCATCCATTTGCAACTCAGCCGCAGCAAGACAACACTCCAGAATTGCCTCCGAAGCCCAAGGTCCCCCAACAAACAAATCATCATCCTCTACTGGTTTGGGGGGAGACATCACATAGGAAAAATTCAAGGTATAAACATTCCCCGGTGTCGGATTAAAAATTACCTCTTTCAATGTGCCTATCTCTTTGATATACTTACCGTTTCTAATCGCAAATATATAAGGATATGACGTGGAAGAAGCAATTGTGCGAGCAGCCATTATCTGACTAACAGACCTCTCTCTCATTGAGGGCAAAGCTTTGCCCCCCGCGAAACTAAATGGTCGAGTCAAATAACCAAAATCCGCAGGAAGGTCATATTGCCATTGTCCCGAAACTGTGAGGATTGTACCGTGTTGTTTAAGGAATGACCACACGTGGGGCACCCAACAAACTCCCCGACTAAGCTATACATATTTTGAAAGGTCTGCTCAAGTGTACTCACTAAAGACTCCTTTAAGATTAGGTAAGCCGGAGGGTTACTCCGGCCTACCCATTATAAAAAAT